CCGCATGTTCATGCAGCTTAGGGTGCCAATGCTTGGATCAGACCGATACTGTCACCAGCCTGTCGCGATGGTGTAGGGGCGCTGGCGACAGGGAGACGGCAGGCGCTTGACAGTCAGGCGGCAGGTGGCGCATGGTGTGTGAACACCAACGGGAGCCCCGCCATGGACACGCCCCAGCCTCTGAAGCCCTTCGTCGCCTACTTCCGCGTCTCGACCGACAAGCAGGGCGAGAGCGGCCTCGGCCTCGAGGCGCAGCGCGCGACCGTCGCCCGCCACCACCCGGCCGAGGGCTGGGTGCAGGTGGGCGAATTTGTCGAGGTTGAGAGCGGCAAGCGGGGCGACCGGCCGCAGCTGACGCTGGCGCTGGCGCGGGCCAAGTCGATGCGCGCCACCCTGGTGGTGGCCAAGCTCGATCGGCTGAGCCGCAGCCTGTCCTTCGTGGCCAACCTGATGGAGGCGAAGGTCGCGTTTTGCGCCTGCGACGTGCCGCAGCTGAACGACCCCGGCCAGTCGCGTTTCCTGCTCGGCCTGATGGCCAACATCGCGGAGTACGAGGCGAGCATGATCTCGGCCCGCACCAAGGCGGCGCTGGCGGTGAAGAAGGCGCAGGGCGTCGAGCTCGGCAGCCCGACGCCGGAGCGCGGCGGGGCGGCGCGCGGGGCGCAGCTGGCGGCCGAGCGCGAGGCGCGGGATGCGGTGCTGCTGCCGGTGGTGCGCGACATCCTGGCCGGCGGCGTGACCTCGGTGCGCGGCGTGGCGGCCGAGCTCAACCGGCGCGGCGTGAAGCCCCTGCGGGGCGACGCCTGGGGCGTCGGCGCGGTGCATACGCTGCTGCTGCGGGCGCGGTCGGCGGGAGGCTGAGACTCATGGGCTGGAACGATTCAAAAAAATTTACACGCGGGGCTGGACTAAGCGGGGCCGTTAACATTAATGACGGACCTGTTAACAAAGCGGTACCGCAAACGGCCAGCAGAGCCGCGGCGGCGAGGAAGGCCTCAGAGGAGGCGGCGATGGTGTTGCGGTTGAAGCATGAGCAGGTCCGCGAAGAGTCCGAGCGCGAGCAGCGGGCGAAGCGCAACGCCGACGCCTATGCCGGCGTGCTGGGCGGGCAGCTGGTGTCGCGCATCACCGTGCCGCTGACCAATAGGGACGACGTCCTGCGCGCCGCCGCCGCGCTGAAGGAGCTGGCGCTGCAGCTGGAGGAGCTGGCGGATGCGCCCATGCACATCAGCTCGCGGCTGATGGCGGCCCGCTCGCATTGCTATTTCGCGCACCGGTCCTTGAAGGGCGGGGCGCGCTGGAACGGGACGACACGCTGATCGTCGTCACGGGCCGCCTACAAGATGTTGGGGGTAGGCGGCCGGTAGCGTTGGCTTTTAAGACGGGGGACAACATTATGATTTCGCACAATTCACAGCACCGCATGCCGCATAAGATATATTGTGGCAATTCAGCGTCTTACCACCATATCTTGTGTGACTCGACGCGCTCGCCGAGTCAAGCGAACCAGCTCAACCTGGCTGACTGGGTCAGCATCTTGGTCGGTGGGCCGCTGGCCGCCGCAAGCGTTTACGCGCTCATCTGGTCTGGCTGGATCATCAGCCTAGCCTCCGGCGTGGGGGGCTGACCATGGTCGGAAAGATCACGCCCGACACGCACATCAGCTGCTCGCGGCTGCCGGCGGTCCTGGGCCTGTCGCCCTGGTCGACGCCGAACGATGAGCTGGCCAAGAGCCTCGACGCCCGGCTGGGCCGGGCCCGGCCGCGCGACGCGGCAGGGGAGGGGGCCGAATGGGGCAACCTGCTGGAGCCGATCGTGCTGCGCGAGATGGCCCGCCGCCTCGGCCTGGTCCGCGTGCAGACCGGCATCACCAAGCCGGTGCAGGCCGGCTGCATGGTCACCGACGGCGTGAGCGCACGCTACGGCATGCTCTACGGCAGCCTGGATGGGCGCGGCACGGCGCCGGAGGTGTGGGTGGCCGACACCAACCCCGAGCTCGGCATCTACTGCCCAGCCGGCCCCGTGAAGCTGTATGGCCGCGGCGTGCTGGAGGCGAAGACAACCCGCGCCGAGCCGGCCGAGGAGCCGCCACCGTACCGTGGCCCGGTGCAGGTGCAGGGGCTGATGCTCTGCACCGGCTACCAATGGGCGGCCGTGGGTGTGCTGCACCAGGGGCAGGAGCTTCGGATCTATCTCTACCAGTCGAGCGACGAGTGGCACGCGAAAATCCGCGACGCGGTGGTGGAGTTCGAGACGCGCCTGCAGGGGCCGGAATGGTATCCGCCGACCAGCGCGGCCGACGCCCGCCGGACTTGGCAGATGCAGGACGAGGACGCGCCGCCCATCGCGCTGCCGGCAGAGGCCGCCGACCTGGCGCGCATGATCCTCGACGGCAAGCGGGCCCGGAAGGCGGTCGACGAGATGATCGACCAGGCCGAGGCCGGCCTAATGTCGATGCTCGGCAACCATGAGGTCGGTCATGTCGAGGGCATCACCGTCCGGTGGCCGTCGAAGCGGTTCAAGGCGCAGCCGGCCAAGACGGTGCCGGCCACGCAGGAGCGGGTGACCCGCGGCAGCCTGTACATATCGGAGCTGGTGGCATGACCTACGCTCGCCGCCTCGCCCCGACGCGCCGGCAGGCGCAGCTGCTGGCCTTCCTGCGAGACTACATCGCCCAGCACGGGGAGGCGCCGCTCCGCGATGAGATGTGCGCCGCCATCGGGGTCAGCAGCCGCAACGCGGTGCGCGACCTCCTGATCGGCCTGCAGCAGCGGGGCCAGATCCAGATGACCGCCGGCCTGGTGCGCGGCATCGCCCTGGTGGACGCTGTAGTGCCGCCTGTAGTGACACTACAGCCGGGCTGTAAATCGTGAAAATGTGGGCGGCGATCATCGTGTTGGCTGGCGACGTCAGCGGCCTGCCGCTGCTGTCCTGGCACGGCACCCGCAACGCCTGCCTCGAGCGGCTGCAGCTCGAGGCGGCGAATGCGGCGTATAACCGGCGGCCGGTGGCGTATGCCGCCTGCGAGGAACACGAACGCCCGCAGATCCCACGCATCCGCGACATGCGGATCGAGGTGCGGTGATCAGGGCGAGGCCTGGCGCTTGCCGCGCCGGGCCTCTTCCTCGCGCTCGAGCTCGCGGCGGGCGAGCTCGACCGCCACGGCAAACCTGATGAAATCAGCGGGCGCTTCGCCTGGGCGCAAAGACGCGTGGACGCGCTGCAGCGTGCCTGGCGGCAGCCGCGCGATCGTCTGGTCGGGATAGAGCAGCGGGCGCCCCATGGGGCGCACAGTAGTAGACGGCGCAATTAAATGCGACGCACACAAAGCGATACCGTTAATCATTATCCGGCGCCCAAGTTTGTGATGGACAGCCGCCGTGTAACCGCGAACATTACATCAACAAGGCGTGAGTAAACGGTATCTAATATGGCCCCGCAGCCCATCACCAGCCGCAAAGGCGCGCGCCCGTCTCGTTGTGCGCCAGGATCTGCCGCGCCGTGCCGTCAGTCAGCACATCCGCCCGGCTGATGTAGATCGGCCGCCACCCCGAGCAGGGGTTAGTCCCGGCTCCACCTGTCGCGCAGCCGGCCAGCAGCGTCAGGCTCGCGAGCCACACCGCGCTCCACCGCATCCCGCGTCTCCCGTGTCTCGAGGTCACGGCCGAGCGCCCGGCGCTCCGCCTCGACGCGCCCCTGGCGGCGGCCAGCCAGCAGCACGCTGCCGAACAGCGCGAAGCCCGCCAGCGCGGCGGCGACGTAGGGCGTGACGGAGCGCGACCACCAGACGCCGAGCAGGGGCAGCATCAAATCCGGCCCTTGCGCCAGAGCAGGAACAGGGTCGCTGCCGTCAGCACCAGCGCTACGCCCACGATCGGCCCGACGGCGCCCAGCGCCTCGACCGCCGGGGCCGCCTGCGCCAGCGTGGACGCGATGCCCGCCAGGCCGACGCCCAGCGCCGCCTTGCCGGTGCCGGTGGCAGCCGCCTCGGTCACCGTGGCGGCGGCCGGCGCCGGCTCGACGTAGTTGCTGGCCACCGGCGAGCCCCGCGCCCAGAGGCCAGCCTCGGCGGCGCGGCGGTTGGCCAGCCCCGTGACGACGCGCCCCTTCACCTTGTTCCAGCGCATGAGCTCGGCCGGCACCGCGTCATAGTCGCCGGCGTTCAGCTTCTTCAGCAGGGTCGACCGCGCTGCGGCGCCTTCGCCCACATTGAACACCCAGCTGACCAGCGCACCGTGCTGGCCGTCGGACAGGGGCACCTGCACCAGGCGCTCGACGGCCGCCTCAAACAGGCCGAGATCCCGCAGCAGGCGGCGCTCGGCGTCGACCTGCGTGATGCGCTGGCCGGCCCGCACGTCCCGCGTGCTGCCGTAGCCGATCGTCAGCACACCGCCCTCGCAACGGTACGCCTCCAGCCGCAGGCCTTCCCAACGCTTGATGAGGGCCAGCGCCTCGATGCTGATGCGGCGGGCCATTACTGCGACCTCCGCTCGAGCCGCTGCAGTATCTCGGTCTGCGCCCGCATGCGCTCATCGAGGCGGGCCAGGGCTTCCGAGATCCGCCGATCCTCGACCGAGCGCGCGGCTTCGGATGCGCGCAGGGTGGCGATCGCCTCATGCGCCTGGTCGACGCGGGCCGACAGGTGCGAGGCCCACCAGACGATGCCGGCCGTCTGCAGCGCCAGCCCGGCGATCAGGCCAACCGGGACACGCTTGTCGAGGTGCCATTGCGTGGGCTCACTCATCGAATGCTCCTCGCGCCGGGCTCCGGCCCATCACCCGGCGGAAGTCGCGGTCGCGCTCGACGCGCCGGGCCAGGTCGTCGTCTGCCCCCAACGATAGGCGTTGCGCTGCTGTCCACCGCCTGTCGCGGACCTGTCGCAGAGCGGCCAGCTGGTCGGCTGGGTCCATGCCATCCCAGCCTGGCAGCTCGATGATCTGCTCCATCTCCTCCCGCATGGTCATGCCGCCGCCGACCTCGGCGCTGTTCATGTCCTCCAGCAGGCGGTTGTACTGCGCCGGCGTGAGCTCGACCGTCGTGCCGGGGAACTGCCGGCGCGGCATCTGCAGCACGCCGCCCAGGCGCAGCAGCTCCTGCTCGAGGCGGTCGGACACGCCGGGCCGCGTGGTGCGGAACGGCCAGAACAGCTCCCACGCGCCGCCGGCCGTCGGCTGCACCGGCTCGGCCCAGAGGTTCAGCACCGCCGGCAGGTCGCCGCTGGCAAGCGGGCTGCGGGCACGCGCCGCCGTGAAGGCTTCCGCGAAGCCGCGCGTGACCGGGTTCGCCTGCATCCAGTCGCGGTCCTGCAGCCGGCTCTCGCGCACCGTCGGGTCGATCGCCCGTTCCAGCGCGCCGCTGAAGGGGCCGCCCGTCAGGGGCAGGGGCTGCGCACCGATCAGCGCATTGGCGCCCTGGCGCGTCAGCTGCTGCACCATGCGGGTCGTGCGCTCGCCAGGCTCCAGCCGCGCGTCGCTCATGATCCGCGTCAGGTCGCTGACGCCCTGCAGGAAGGGGCTCTCGAGCATGTACTGGTACAGGCCCGTGACGCCGCCAGCGACAAAGCTCTCGAGGCTCAGCCGCATGCCGGCCTCGTCGCCGTCGACGTTGGGATGGTCGAGGACATAGGTCGCGGTGTCGGCCGCCATGGCGAGCAGGCCGCTGATCGGATCCAGCGCCTGGTAGCTGGTGCAGCTCCAGCCGCCCTCTGTGCGGTGGCAGATGCTGTAGGGCTGCAGGCCCTGGCGGCGGAAGCTGTCGCGGCGGGCAGCCTGCGATGGCTCCGCGCCCGTGATGCGGAAGTCTTCGCGGAAGGAGCTGTCGACCACCTGGCCGTACATCCACCACATGGCCATGCTGCCCAGCGCCATGCGCGACAGCGCGAGATCCGCGCGCGCGCCGCCGGCCAGGATGTCGCCCCACACCGCCGGCGACAGGGCCGCCACCGGCGTCCGGTGCAGCACGGCGCGGACGATGTTGGTCGGCGTCGTGAAGAAGGGGACGATGACCTTGGCGAGCGGGTGCTGCATGGCGCGCCCGACCATCTGCATGCCTGGGCCCAGCTCCTGCTGGAACACGACGCTGCGCGAGAACGCCTCGGCCGCATCGCGCCACGCCTCGGGCGGGTTCTCGTAGAAGCGCGCCGCCTCCTCGGCCGCCTTGGCGATGTCCACGCCCTGCTCAACCAGCTGGTTCCGGTATCGCAGCGCCTGCGCGTGCAGCTCGGCGCGGTAGGCCATGGTCTGGAAGAAGGCGTCGGTCGTGATCAGCGTGCGGCCAGGCAGTGTCATGCCCGTGCCAAGCAGGTCGAGCGCACGGCCAGGCGCGCCCGACAGCTCGAACGCTTCCGCGCTGATGGGGTTGGGGCGGGGCAGCTCGATCTTGCCCGACCCGCCGACAGGGATGTTGGTGCGCCAGGTCTGGCCGGAGGCGGCCAGCGCATCGCCCATCGCGCTGTACATGCCGTAAAGCTGCGCGAAGGCCTCGCCCATATAGACGCGCTCGTCGCTGCCGACCCCCATCGTGGTCCGCACGCCGCCGATCGCGCCGGCCAGCAGGCGCTCCGGCACCTGCCAGAGGCCCATGGTGCCATTGCCCAGCACGTTCTTGATGTGCGTGGTCGGCAGCCACAGCAGGCTGTTCACCCAGGCCGCCACGATGGCGTCGGTGGTGCGGGCGCGCAGGCTGCGGGAGGCAAACTGCGCGCGCGCCGCCGGCGTCGGCAGGGCGTTGTAGGCGATGGCGCTGGCACGCAGTACGTCAGCGCCGCCCAGCAGGTCGACGATGGCCTCGTCGCTGGCGCCCCTCGGCACGCGCAGGCCGTCCGGCCCAGCCTGCCCGACGACGCCCAGACGCTGCGCCAGGCCGCCCAGCTGCTCGGCCGGCGCCATGGCCAGCGCCTCGCCGGCAAAGCGCAGCGCACCCAGCGCTCGGCCGGCCTCGGCGGCGGCACCGTTGAGCTGCCCCGACAGGGCCGAGGCCAGCGCCAGGTTGAGGCCGTAGCGCCGCAGCTCGGCCGGGCCGGCGTTGGGATTCAGCAGCAGCGCGGCGGCGCTCTCGCGCAGCTCGGCGTTCACGTTGACCAGCGCGACGGCGCCGGCGATCAGCCCCTCGGCGTTCTCCGTCTCGCCCGGCTGGCGGCGCAGCAGGCGGTTGACGACGCCGTCCAGGCCGATCGCCTCCGCGATGCTGATCATCTCCTCGCGCGACATGCGCCCCCGGCGCATCTCGTCGAAGAGCGTCTGGTTCGCCTCACGGACGGCGCCAATGAACTCCTGCACGTCGGTTGGCATGTAGCCGCCGCGCGTCGACACCATGCGCAGCGACGGCCCGCCAGGCCGGCCGAGGGCGTTGGCGAGCGCCTCCTGCTCCTCGGTGGTGGCCTCGCGCACCATCAGCGTGCGGCCAGCCTGCTCGACGAAATCGCTCGGCCGCGGCGCGCCCATCGGGTTGGGCCGCGTGCCGCGCAGGCGGCGCGCCAGGTCCAGCAGGCCGCCAACCTCCTCGAGGTCGTCCGGCACCGCCACGCCGCCGAGCGGCCCCGGCACCATGCGGGTGCGGCGCTGGGCCGCCGGCTCGGCTGGTGCGGCCAGCTCCTGGCCGGGCTCCGTCTCGGCGCCCAGCAGCGGGGCAGGGGCCTCGGGCTGATCGGTCGGCGGGGCGCCGCTGCCGCTGCCGGCCTGCTCCGGGGCGAGGCCTTCGGGCTGCACGATCTCGACGCGGCCTGCCGGCCCCTCGGCGCTGTCGAGCGTCACGGTCGGGATCGGGGCCAGCGGCGGCGCCGCACCGGCCAGGGCCGCAGCCGGGCCGTCGGCCTGCACCTCGAGGCCGCCCAGGCCTCCGCTGGTCGTGCGGGTTTCGCTCATCGCCTTGCCTCAAACACGGGTGCCTGTCGCGTTCCGCCTATGCGCTCGACCTCGCGGAAGCGCTCACGCAGAAGCTCCTCGAGCTTCGCGGCATCGCTCGCGTTGCCCTGCCACGCGCCAAAGCGGGGAGACTGCGGGAGGTTGAGAATGGCGCGGCCACCGGGGGCGGTCGCGCTGAACACCTGCTCAAGCGTGCCACGCAGCATCTGCTCGCTGCCCTGCACGTTGAACACGTTGCTGGCGTAGACCAGCGAATAGGTACGAGACAGCGCGTCAGGGTCATGGACACCCCCGCGCACATTGCTGCCGAAATCGTAGGCCGTCACATCGACGCCCTGCGCCCGGAGGCGCTCGGCGTGCATCGCAGCCGGGCCAGAGCCGAAATCGAGGACAGTATCGCCGGGGCGCAAGCGCTCATTGACCAGGCGTGGAACCAGCGCCCGCTCGCCAACGGCGCCAGCGGCGCGGGCGGTACGGTTGGCCGCGGCTACCAGATCGTCGTCTGGCGCCGCGGTCGGCGTTACGCCGCCGGGCTCTCCGGCTGCGGTGTTACCTCTTGCGGCTCGGGCGCCATCGGGGGCGCCCCCGCCTCCACCAGGCGGCGGAACCGCGCCAGCGCCGCGGACGAAGCTGCGCTCATCTGCGGTGAGGCTGCGGCCGGAACGCCGGAGGAGCTCGTCGAGCCGTCCACGGTCGATCCCTTCTCCTGCTGCATTGCGCCACTCCTGCCATGGTACGTCGCCCCCCTTCAGCGCCGTGACGCCAGGGAAGCCGGCCGGCATGATACCCGACTGGCGGCCGAATGTCTCGTTGAGGAACGCCGACAGCTCGCGCAGGTTGTCGAAGGCCCGCGGCTCCCCGTCGCTGGTCATCTGCACGAAGATGCGCCGGCCGTCAGGCAGGACAACGTACTCGGTGCCATAGGCGCGAGCGTAGAAGCGGCCCTCGGTCACAGACCCAGCCCGGCCGCTGTTTGCCACAGCCGCCCCCTGCCGGATCAGCGGGATGGTCGGATGCTCGACCACCTGGCCGCTGTTCAGCACCCAGCTTTCCCAATGGTAGCCGCTGACGCCGAACGTATTGAAGAACTCGCGCCGGCCCAGCTGGTCGTAGAGCGCCGGCAGGCGGGCGAGCAGGGACCGCTCCAGGGCTTCGTACTGGACGATGCCGGGGCCCGTGTCGAAGATGGGCGCCACATCGTCGTAGATGGCGCTGCCGTCGCCGTAGATGCGATTGATCTGGATGCGGTCCAGCACCATCACGTCGCGCCGGCCGGTGACCAGCAGCATGAACGACAGCACCTTGTTGGTGAAGCCGAGGCCTTCGCCCAAGCCGTAGAAGGCGCGGCGGATCTCCGGCCCGGTCAGGCTCTGGTCTGCCAGCAGCTCATGGAACGCCTGCAGCCCGGTGCGGCCGTCTGGCTGCCGCTCGCTCATCTTGCGCAGGAACGTGCGGCCGAAATCGTTGAGGTTCGACGTCGCGCTGCGGCCAGGGCTGTCGCCCGGCATGGCGTCGCGCACCATCAGCAGCCAGTCGTCGAGGTCCGACCGGCCGCGCACCAGGCTGCCCTCAATCACCTCGCCGCTGTCCTTGTCGAACCGCACCGCCAGCGCTTCCGGCGCCGACGTGAACCGGCCAGCGGCGGCCCGCTCGACAAACGGCACCGCCCGGTCGGCCATGTCGAGGAAGGCCGCCTCATGCGGATAGGCCGACATGCGGCGCGACAGCATGCCCCACATCGCCAGCAGGCCGGTGTCGACGGCGGTCGCCGTGCCGTCGCTGTAGACCTGGCGGTAGGCCAGCGTCTCGTTAAGCCCGCGCCGCGCGCCTTCGATCTGCTGCGGCGTCAGGCGGGCATGCTCCCGCGCCCAGGCGCCGACATCGCCTGCCATGCGGATCAGGTAGGTCGGCGTGAGCGGCACCACCGCGCTCTGGTAGGTTTCCGCCATCATGCGGAGCCAGGCGCTTTCGCTGGCCAGGGGATCCGGGTGGCGCCCGGCAATCTGCTGGATGCGCCCGGCCATCGTCACCGCGTTGCCGGGGTTCACCGCGTTGGTGACGTACTGCGATGTGCGCCCGCCAGGGGTCGGCATCGCTTGGCCGGATCCCGTCAGGGCGCGTAGATGCTCGGGATCCAGGCCGAGCATGCGGCCGGCGACATTCTGACGGGCTGCGAGGCGCGTCGCGGCGGGGGCCGGCGTGAACGCCACGGCCCGAGGCCCAGCTCCGCCAGCGCTCGCCACGCCGGCTGCAGGCGCCGCGCCGCGCGCGCCGAGCGCCACCGCGCCGCCGACAGGATCAACAAAGCCCAGCCCGAACAGTCGGCCCAGCCCGTCGGCTATGCGGCCCGGCGCGCCGCCAGGTGCGGCCATGTCGGGCGTGCGGGCCACCGCCTCGATGCGACCGTCGCGGCCGGCGCGGAATGCGACCTCGATGCCGAGCTCGGCGGCGCGCTCGCGGGCGGCGGCCAGGCGCTCGGCCACCGGGCCGTCGTCGTTGAAGGCGGGCTCGAGGCGGCGGCGGATCTCGAAGTCGTCCACCGGCTCGGCCATGTTCAGCGCGCTCGAGGTGACGCCCTGCCGCATGGCCAGCATCAGGTTGGTCACCTCCTCGCGCAGCAGGTTGGCGCCGATCGGCTCGGCCGGCTGCTGCGGGCCGACCATCTCGGGCTCGGGCGGCACCGGCGGCAGGGGCATGCCTCCAGGCAGCTGCGGCGTGCCGCCAGGCGATAGGCGCAGCGTGCCGCGCCGGGGCTCGGTGGGGGAGCGGATGGCGTCGAAGCCGGCCGGATCCGGCTGCGCCCGCAGCTCGGCGGCGGGCTGCTCTGGCGCCGGCGGCAGCACGCCTGCGCGGCCCCAGAAGCGGCTGGCGAACCGCCCTTCAATCTCGCTGGACAGCGCCATCGGCGCCTCGGGCGCGGCGTCAGCCATGCCGCCCAGGCCGACCATTGACGGCGCGGCAGGCCTCTGGCCGACAACCTCAACCTCGACAGCGGCCGGGCCGCCCAGGCCGCTGCCAGCGCCGACGCCTTCGCCCAGGCCTGAGCCAAGGCCGCCGCCGCCTTCCTGGCGCGGGAACACCTCGATGATCTGGCCGCTGGCGGGCGGCATGGGCAGCAGGTCGCTGTCGGCGCTGGTGTAGCTCATCGGCGCTGCTGTCCCTGCTCGATCGTGTCAAACCAGCCCAGCCAGCGGCTCAGCGTCTGCTCGGTCACCGGCTGGCCCTGCGCCGTCGGCATCGGCGGCGCAGCCGTCGTCTGGCGCGTGAGCCAGGGCAGGTTCTCGTAGGCGCGGCGGGCCGCCAGCTGCTGCTGCAGATCTTCGATGGCGTCGCGCGACCGCAGGGTCGGCGGTAGGCGGGCGATGCTGGCCTCGGCCTGGCGGATCTGCACCGAGCGCTCCGGCGGCACCGTCTGGCCCACCTCGCGCTGCGCCCACTCCAGCATGTTGAGGCCAGGGATCCGGGCGCGCTCCAGCATCAGGCGGTTAATCGTGCTGTTGGCGTTGTCGCGAGCTTGGCGCTGGGCGGCCGACAGCACGTTGTCGCCCACCTCTGGGCCAGGCGCGCCCAGGGCGTTGCGGATGAAGGCCTGCGCGTCTTGGAAGCCGCGGTCGTCGCGCGACGTGATGCGCTGGCTGTAGGCCGTGTACTGCTGGTCGTTGATGCGCCGGGTCGCACGCAGGTCGTTGAGCTCGGGGATGGTCAGCGGGTTGCCGCGATCGTCCAGGCGAGACTGGAGGAACGCCTCGGCGCTGGCCGCGCGCGGGTTGGCCGGCACGCCATAAAACTGATCAGCCGCCGCAGCGTACTGCTGCGCCGTGCCGAACCGCCGGACGTTGGCCAGGGCCGTCGCCTGCTGCTCTGGCTGGCCGCCGCGCATGGCGTCCTCGAAATCCTTGACGGCGTTCTCCGCCTGCACGCGGGCGTTGCGCTCGCCGTCGGTCTGCGTCCGGCTGGCCATCGCCAGCTGAAAGTTGGCGTCGTCGCGCACCTTGCTGGTGATGCGGTCGCGCGCCACCGGGGTCAGGCTGTCCCACGCCGACTGCACGCGCGGATCGCTGAAGCGGCCACTGGTGATGGACCGCATCGCCGCCAGCGGGTTGGGCTGCGCAGCGCCCAGGATGGTGTCCTGCGCCACGCCGTCGACAAAGCCGCGCCGGATGTTGCCGAGCCTGACCGGGTCGACGATGCCGCGCGCATTGGCCAGCTGCGTCTCGAGAGCTTCGAACAGCTGGCCAGCATTGCTGGCACCGTTCGCCTGCGCCGTCCGCGCCCGCTCGGCCAGGTCGGTCAGGCCGGACTCGAGCTCGCCCGCCAGCATGCGCAGGCTGTCGCGGCGGATGTCGGCCGACGCCACTACGATGCCGCGCCCGGCATCTGCCGCAAGGCGGCGGCGGGCGTAGGGGTTGGACACGTTGTCGAGGAAGCCGGTCAGCTCGGTGCGCGCCTCGTCCGCGAAGACGCGGGGCACGGCCGACCGCTCGATGCGCTCGTCTGGGTTGGTCGACGTCAGGCGCTGCGTGACGCGCTGCCGAACCCCTTCCTGGCGCTCGCTCCATTCGACCAGGCCGCGCTGGTAGGCGTCCTCGCCCTCGGCGCGGATGACCACCTCGCCCACCTGCGCGGCGAAGTTGGACAGCTCCATGCCGGCCTGCTGCATCGCGCGGCCAGGTGCTGCGAAGCTCTGCGGGTTGGCCAGCGGCGCCTGCGGGATGGCGGCCAGCTGCAGGCCGCGTTCGCCGCCACCAGCGCGGGGAGGGGGGCTCGCCGTCTCAAACGGGATGCGCGGCATGGCTTACCTCGTCGGCGGCAGGTAGAGGCGCGCCGCGTTGCTGGCGCCGCCCAGCAGGCTGCTGCCGGCCTGGTAGTAGGAGGCGGTGCGGGCGTTTCGGCCCTCCGCGATGGCGAGGCTGGCGCGGCGCTCTGTGAAGTAGCTGTCCATCGCGTTGGACATGGCGGTCGCGTAGGACTCGCTCTGCAGCCCGGTGCGGATCTTCCGGCTGGTGACGTCGGCGGCATAGGCGCTGTCGGCAGCCTGCAGCTCGATCTCGCGCGTCTGGTCGGCCAGGATCTCGAGCGGGGTGCCTTCGGTCAGCTCGACGCCGGCCTTGGCCATGCCGGCCCGCTGCGCGCCCAGGATGCGACGGCCGCGCTGCCGGATCGCCTCGGCCTCGCGCGCCTGCTGCGTGCGCAGCTCCGCCTCCTGCACGGCGGCCAGCTGCTGGTTGTAGCCGAGCTGCTGGTTGCGGGCCTCGGCCTGCATCTGCGCCTGCTGGCGCATGCTGGCCGCGTTGAAGTTGGCGGCGGCCTGCGCCCCCTGGCCAGCCTGGATCGCGCCGGCGGCGCCGATCACGCTCGACGCGGCCGCCGCGAAGACTGCCGTCTCAAGCAGCCAGCAGACCGCGTAGTCGGGCGCGGCAGCCGGGTGGATCTGGCGGCGGTACATCACGGCCGCACCCAGGCATAGCGGATGTGGTCTGCCCCATCGGGGCCGTAGGCTCGCATGATCCCCTCCGGCGTCAGGCCCAGCCACTCGACGAGATGCGCGGCGCGCTCGGCGCCAAGGCGCACCGACGCCTGGAAGCGCTGCACGCCCTGGTCGCGCAGCGTCGCCGGCAGGCTGCGGGCCACCGCCCGCGCCACCGTCAGGCGCTGGCGCGGTGTCAGGTCGGGCTTGGCCAGGAACCAGCCCTCGGCAACGCCAGGCCACAGCCGCGCCAGGCCAGCCGCCGCCACGGGCTGGCCGTCCTCGAGTAGTGTCTGGCCAGGGCCCATGCGCGCCATCTCAGCAGCAATGGCCCGGTGCATCGGGTCTTCGCTCAGCTGCGCGACGTGCGCCGCGTCGAAGGGCACGATCGCCATCATTGCTCGTGAACCACCAGGCGCGGGGCCAGCAGCAGCACGTTGAAGGGCGCGGGGCCGGTCTGGCGCATGTAGACGCGGCCCTCGGTGGCCCAGCCGACGGGGAAGCTCACCTCGGCCTCGCCGGTGTAGAGCGTCTCGCCGGCGGCCGGCGTCAGCGGCACGGGGTCGGTGGTGTCCGCGTCGGGGCCGATCTCGAACGACGCGCTGTCCAGCACGCGGGCGACTACCTGATGGATGCGCTTGGGCCGTCCCTGTGACGTGCCGTCCTGTGCGCCGAGCTCAAGGCGCCCCGTCTGCAGCTCGGAGGTGTAGGGCAGGCCGGCCTGGATCTTGGATGCGTAACGGTCCAACGTGATGCTGCCGGACGACACCGTGCGGGCCGGATGCGCTGCGCCGTCGGCCCAGACCTCGACCTCCTCGCCGTTGAGGTGCGACAGACCCGACACCGTGTTCACTGGATCGCCGCTGTACTCGAGGCTGCTGTCGAGATGGACCGCGTCGGTGGCGTCCGTCCACGACAGGTTAGTCATGTATTCGACGTACCGCTTGAAGGTGCCGCCGATCAGGCGCTTTACCACCAGCCAGATCTGGTCATCGTCGACCCGCGGCAGGGACGCGATGGCATCGACCGGCGCATAGGCTCGGTCGTCATAGTCCTCCGACACGCGCTGCACGCCGTTCTCGGTGACGCGGAGCGTGCTGCCCTCCGTCTCGCGGAGCGTGTCGGTATAGTTGGCCGCATTCCCGCCGAGCTGATGGCGGTGCCAGGCGACGACGTTCTGCGCCCGGTCATAGGTCATGCCGAGGATGCGGCCGTCGCCGCGCACACACCACAGGATCGGGTCGGGCTCACGCTGCCAGGCCATGTCGACGATGCGGTTGGCCGTGATGTGTTCAGCCAGCAGCGTCATGTCCTGCGCGACATAGGCGTCGCTGTTGAAGTCGTAGACCAGCTCGCGAACCTTGCGCCCGCCGGACTGCAGGAACAGCACCACATTGCCGACCTGGCGCGGCCGCACCGCGCCCTGCATGCCGAACGCGCTGGCCCGCGTCACGTTGAAATTGGTCGGCGTCAGGGGGGCGTCGGCCGTCGTCGCGCGAACGACGAACTCGCCGCTCTGCGTCATCACCGTCAGCACCTTACCCGGCACCAGGGCGCGGATGGTCTGCACGTCGTCCGCGCTGATCGTGTAGCTCAGCGCGGCATCGTCCTCGGTGCCCGGCAGGTGGTTGTCGAAATCAGCCGAAACGCTGCCCCAGATGGTCTGCGGCTGGTACGTCGTGCCGGCATAGAAGAGCCGCTGCTCATAGAAGGCCGCCGTGGCTGGCCAGCCGCGCACCGCGCTGAAGGCGCCCTCCGACCAGTAGGTGGTGGTGTTGCTGCCGACCAAGCTGTCCGGCGCCGTGTTGCGCAGCACCGACACCGTCACGACGGTCGGGCTGCTGTAGGCGGTCACCAACACCGTGACGCTGCCGTCGTGCAAATATTCCCAATTCACCTGACCGTCGCTGACCGTCCGCTCGGTGTGGATGGGCGAGGAATTGCCGGTCGCCAGAGCGTCGCGAGCGATCGTGACGGCGCCGCTGCTGTTCACCGCGCCATTGGGAAACCCTGTCGCGCCGGTGCGGACCAGGTCGTTGACCTCGACCGTGTCCTTATCGATCACCGTCACGCCATAGTAGCCGTCGGTGGCGTCGCCGCTGGTGAAGTCCAAGGTGACGCGCTGGCCGGTGATCAGGCCATGGTTCGCGGCCGTGATCTTCACCTGCACGCCGGAGCGCTCATAGGTGGCCGACAGGCTGCTGACGGTCGACGTCATCCTGTAGACGCGGCCGTCGAATTTCCGCAGCTCGCCGTTCTTCACCAGCGTGGCCGCCGCCCAGGTCCGGTAGGGCAGGGCACCAGACGCCTCCCGCAGGCGCCAGGTGCTGCCCACATGCCCGGTCTGGAACAGGCTGGCCGAGGCCGTCATGGTCACGCCGGTGCCGGTTGCGGCCGACAGCTTTAGCGTGGTGGTGGTGGCGTTCTCGGTCAGGAACGGGCCGTTTCGGATATCGGCCTCGGTCAGCGTCCAGCTGGTGTGCGAGGTGCGCGACAGCTTCCGGGGCTTGTGGCTCGGATGCGTCAGCCACATGACGTCCGCGCTCTGCACCCATTGCAGATCCGCGAGCTGCGCCTCGGTGTAGGGCGTCGCGATCTCGACCGGCACGGCCGGCGAGCCGCTGACGATCTGGCCGCCGTCCTTGAAGAACCGCATGTAGAGGTGGCCGACCTCGACGATGTAGGCCTGCGTCGTCGAGAAGATGAACGGCACCAGCCGCGTCTTGCGGGTGCTGTCCTTCACCTCGGCTACGAAGCGGGTGCCGGGTCGGCGGCGGGCGCCGCCATACACCTGCGGCACCATGTTGTTCATGATGCGGCAGCCGTCGCGGTATTTGGCCAGGTCGACGCGCCCCTCGAGGCGCGGCGAGATCTCGCCCGCGGTGAAGTTGGTGACGAGGGCGGCGACGCGCGCCATCAGAGCCTCGCGTCGAGCAGTACCGGCGACTCCACGATATCGAGGCCGTTTTCGATCGCGTCCATGCTGCGCGCCAGCGCCAGCCGGGCCTGGTACAGCTGCGTCATCTGCAGCATGAGCTCGCGCGAGCCGGCCAGCGGGTAGGCCATCTTGGCGGCCAGCGCGGCCTCGAGCGCCGAGACGAACATCGGATCATAACCCGAGGTGTCGGCAACGCTGGCGACGTAGATGACATTCACCGGGCTGCCGATATCGGTGACCAGCCAGCGGCCCTCGACGCGCCAGGCCTCAAAGTGGCCCCCGTCCAGATTGAGCAGCCGCAGGCAGTCGGCCGGCAGGGCGTAGCGGTAGACGAAGCCCCAGGCCGGCGGCGCCGCGTCGGCGGTCAGGGCCGCACGCGTTAGGGCAAAATTCCAGGGATGCGCGCGCAGCACCTCGTCGCGGGTGTTGGCGTACAGCCGGGTGGCCAGGCGGCCTTCCTTGCTGTCGTCGGTCAGCGCGGCGATGGTGCGGGAACCGAGGAGGTCGAACGCGCCGTTGCAGATATCGACTGCCGTGGCCATGCGACCCCTCGTCCAGAGAAGAACGCCGGCGGCGTGGGCCGCCGGCGCTACGCGTTACTCTTCGGCGAAGAACATCGTGACCGTCAGCGTGCCGCTGGCGGGCAGGGCCGCAGCAGCCACGGTCACGGTGATCTGCTCGTCGGCCGTCGACGCGACGCCATGTGCGGCGTGGACGCCGAACAGCGTCGGCGCCGTGCTGGTGTGGACAGCCGCTGCACGGTATTTGCCCGTGGAGCCGCTGATGCCGATCGCCAGCGTTGCGGTCGCGCCAGCCGTGGCCGAGGCGGTAGTCACGCCGCCCAGGAACACAGAGCCTCTCGGCACGCGCGAGCCGAACAGCACGATGGTCGCGCCATCAGCCTGCGAAGCAAAGGTGATCGTGTCGGTGTAGGCACGCACCTTCCCGCGGGTGAAGGCCGCCGACGTAACGACGGGCGGGATGGTGTTCTGGCCGTCGGTAGCCCGTGCAGCAAAACTAAACGACATGGATCTGCCCTCCTCTTACGCTTCGGCGCAGAGGATCTGCACCACGCGCTCCTCCTCCATGCGGGTCGCCCCGATATCCATGGAGTAGTAGACCTGCGTGGAGTAGCTCTTGTCGCTGCGCTCGGTGATGCGAGCCTGCGGCGCCTGACCGATCGCCAGAAGCAGCCCCTGGCGCTGGTAGGCGAAGCAGCGGCGATGGCCGCTAGACGTGCCCAGCCGCTCCGAGCGGATGAACTTGAAGCCCAGGAAGGTGTCGACCTCGCCGGCCACCAGGGCGCGAACCGTGTTAAAGTCGGAGCTCGTCACCTCGGTGGTGCGAAGCAGATCCTGCGCCTGGCGCGCCGAGAAGACGACAAAGCGGTCTTCGTTGTCGACCTCGTCCTCGTCCAGGATGGTCTTGGCGCGGCGCAGCTTGGCGATCGTCATGCCGCTGTTCGCCGCCGATCCACTCTCGACGTAGTCAACCGCAACCTGCTGGCCAGCCGGCAGCGAGGTGGAGGTCGAGCCGGTCTTGCCGGTGCGCGCGGTGCCGGTCGCCGCCTCGATCAGGACGTCGTCCATCTTCCGCTGCATGGCAGCGGCGGCGGCGCGAGCGTACTGGCTCTCGGGGTTGATCAGCGTGCGGACCAGATCCTGGCGGTCGATGAGGTCGGCCCACTCGAAAGAGCGGAGCGCGACCTGGCGACGCGAATGCGGCGTCTCGACCAACGGCGTGTCGCCGTGACGCGTGACACGCTCGATCGCCTCGGCGCGGCCGATCTGGTCGAAATAGGCGAACTCGCCCGTGACGGACTCGGTGCGGACGAACGCCGGCAGGCGCGCATCCATCTGCTGAACCAGCATCGCGACATTAGCGCTGTACTGCTGGACAAAGGCGGTGGTGATCTGGGACGTCATCCCAGCGATCTCCTTCGAGATGGCTGGACGTGTCCCTACGAAGCCGCAGAGGGTCCGATCGGTGGACGGCACCGGAACCGGCGCGGCTTCCCCGCGCACCAGCTGCGGCCCTGGGGTATCGCAGCGTCGTCACCTTTCACGCGAGACGAGCGCTGCGATACCTGTCGCGAGCCTGTCGCGGCGTCAGGCCGCGCTGGGATAGGCCTGTTCGAACAGCGTCGCCATGTCCTGCACGGCCTGCTGGTGCGCCGGATGGCGCTGGTCGCGGTACGGGTGACGCGGATCGCCCATAATCTCGGCGATGCGCCGCTGCGCATCGGCCGGCGCCAGCAGGCCGACCGCCGGCTTACCATCCACGCTATCTTCGCCCATCGCCTTGCCCACCTTCGCCAGCATGCGGATGAAGGCCGGGTCGTTGCCCAGTCCCCGCGCCTCAAGGCTTTCGATATCGGCGGGGTCAAACAGGCGCCGCATGGCGCCCTGCGCCTGTGCTAGGTTCTGGTCGTAGGCGCGCCCCCACTCCTGGCGGAGCTTGCCCTCGGCCTCGCCGCGCTCGGCCTGCAGGCTTTCCTCGAATTGGCTGGTGCTGCTCTGCGCCGTCTTCAAATACCAGCCGTACAGCTCCTGAGCTTGGCGCGCGTTCAGCCCGAGCTGATGCGCCATCTCCTTGTAGCCCTTCTCGAGGGGCTCGGCCGTCGGCACCGTCACGCCCTCGGGGCGCTGCAGCTGGTAGGCGTCCGGCGTCTCGGGGCGGCCCAGGCGCGAGTAGACCTGCGCCCACACCTCCGGCGGCGCGTCCGCCTTCGGCAGCGGGATCTTCTCGGCGCCGATCAGCTTTTGGGCGTTGCGGAAGCCATCCACGAAGGCGGGCAGCGAGGGGTACTTGCGGACCAGGCTGTCGCCGCGGAGCTCCTCGGGCAGGGCTTCGTACCAGGCAGAGACTGCAGCGGCCGGCGCAGCGGACGCCGGGGCCGGTGCGGCAGGCGCTGGTGCAGCCGGGGCAGGGGCGTCACTCGGCGTCAGAATGCTGGCTGTCTCGCTCATGCTCTTGTCCCTTCATAATCTGCTGCAGCCGCAAGCCGATCGACCGGCGGCCTTCCAAAAACGCAGTGTGCGTCATGTCACCGCGCACATAGGTCGAGTGCTGCATGTTGCAGGCACGCAGGAGGTCGGCCAGGACGCGCGCACCGGCCTCGCTGCCGAACACCACCCCGTAATCGGTGCGGCGCTGCTTCTCGGTGTACTCGCTCATGCCGCGCCAGCTCCCCGTGCCGGCAGGCCCAGCACGCCCGCCAGGTCGACGTCGGCATCCTTGCCGGCCTTGGCCAGCGTGCCGGCGCCCTCCACCGCCATCATGGTCTGCTGCTGCTGCATGGCCGCCTGCTCGGCCTGGGCGCGCTCGCCCCGCACCCGCGCCACGTCACGCCGCGAGCGCTGCACGCTGGCCGGCACACCGGTCTGGCGCAGCACCTCGTCGACCGTCGCGTCGGGGTCGATGTGGTCCATCACCGGCAGCACCTGGGCCAGCGGCATCAGGATCTGCAGCGCCCGCGTCAGGCCGGTCAGGCGCTCGCCCTTCTGGGCGCGGGCTAGGGGGCTCTGGTACTCGACCTTGAGGTCCATGCCCTGCAGCATCGCCGGCGCGTCGGGGATCCGGCCGGCGCGCAGTAGCAGGGCGAAGGTGCGGTCGATCATCGGCTGCAGCAGCTCGGCCGTCAGGCGGCCCAGGACGGGGCCCAGCAGGCGCAGCTGCTGCTCGGCCCGCTGCACCACCTCGGTGGCCGTCATCGCCGGCCCCTGCGCGAATTGCAGCAAGTCGGTGTAGAATGCCTTGTTGATGGCGGCCCGGCGGCGCTCCTCGAGCTCGAGGCCAAGCGGCAGGTTCACCTTGGTGATGAGGGCTTCCGGCTTGTCGGCGCCGGCGCGGTAGGGCAGCAGCGCGCCAGGCGCGATCGCCCAGCGGCCAACCACCCCATCGTCGGGCACAAGGATCGGCGGGTCGACGATCTTGGCCGCTGCCTTCAGCATGATCTCCGACATCTTGTTGACGACCTTGGTGTCGGGCAGGGCCGTCATGCCGGGGCTGCGGCCATACACCTCGCCCGACGCCTTCAACCAGCGCGGCGCCACGAAGGGCGTCTCGTTGTAGCCGCTCTCGTCGATCAGCACGCGCGACGCCTCGTCGATGTAGCAGGAGGCGATCGGCATGTTCCGCGCGTCGCGGGCGCCGTACTTGCGCTCATCCCGCGACGTGACGACGTGCAGGATGTTGTCGACCTCGTTGTCGGGGTGCGTCTCGAAAGCCCGCTGGATCCGCATCGACAGCTTCTCCGGGCCAAAGCGCTGCACCAGCTGGCGCGCCGTGGCCTTGTAGATGCGGAAGACGCTGTCGATGCGGCCGTGCTTGTCCTCGGAGAGGTACACCTCCGCGATATGCCGCGTGGCGAAGCGCAGCTGGTCGTCCTCGAACTCGACGAACATGCAGCTGGTGCCGAACGTCACGAGGTCGAGGTAGAGCTCGTGCAGCTCCGTCTCGAAATTGGAGCGGCCCAGCTCCTCGTAGATGATCTCGGCCGCTTCCTCGAGCCAGGCCCGCACCTCGGCGTCGCCCATCAGCGTGCGATCGCGCAGCGACAGGCTGAACCAGCGGGTGCTGGAGCCGGTCAGCAGGCCGTGCAGCGCGGCGGCCAGGAGCTCGACCGCGTGCAGCGCGGTGCCGTCAAACAGGCGCTCGGTGCGCTTGTCGCCCTTCGCCCGCCGCATGACGATGTCGGCGCGCCGCGGCAGCATGTAGTCGGCAAGCTCCTGCCAGTGCGTTTCCCAGAGCCCGCGCGCGCTGCGCAGGTCACGGTAGCGCTGCACCAGAGCGCTGACATCAGTCGGCATCTGCCTCACCCCATCGTCTGACGGTTGCCGCCGGACAGGCCGGGGGCTGCGACCGAAACCGGCCCGCCATCGCCGCCGCCGGTCAGGATGGTCGACGCCCGGCCGCGCCGTTGGCGCAGCTCATTGGTCGCCTGCTGCGCCTGGCGCATGACCGTGTCGTCGGTCGCGCTCGCCGGCTCCACCGGCGGCGGCGGATCCATCGGCCGCGTCGGCGTCGGCGCCATGGCGGACATCTTGGGCTTGCTGAACGTCATGGCGGCCTCCTAGGCGAACAGGTCGAAGTCGACGTCGGCACGCGCCGGCATCGGCGGCGCGATGCGCCCCACGCGGTCCCACGTCATGGCGAGCGTGCGGAAGGCATCCGCCGCGTGGCTAGTCCAATCGTGCAGGGGCGTGTCGGCGTAGCGGCCGAGGCGCTCGTTGTACTGCTGCCGGTACTGGCGCAGCGCCTCGACGCCGGCACGCGTCTCGTCAGCGTGGAAGCGACAGCGCGGCAGCAGCACCCGCGCTGCCTCGATGCCGTCTGACACGTTGAGCCTGGGCGCCACCTCGAACCGCAGGCCGAGGCTGGCGGCGATCTCGCGGCGGCTCTTGCCGCTGCCGAGCTCGCGCACCTCGATGTCGTGCGGGGCGACGTGCTTGCCGTAGATCCAGCCCCGGCTCTGCAGCTCGCGGACGTAGTGCGGCAGGCCCTGGCCGCGCGCCTCGTAGTAGCCGACGATGTCCACCCAGCGGTTGTCGATCGACGGCTGCCAGAACCAGATGCTGGTCGCGTCGTCCATGCCGAGATCCCAGGCCGTATTCACCGGCCGGTTCTCGTCGACCGGGAAGTTGGCGATGCGGCCCTGCTCGAGCGCCACAGACATCAGGCGGCCGTAATAGGCGCCCTGCACCGCCGCCTCGAAGCTGCATTCGTACTCCTGACCGTACTGCTCCTCGCTCATGATCGCCCGCGCCCCGTCGAGCTCGGACTGCAGCAGCACGCCGGTCACGCTGGCGGGGTAAAGCGCGGCGAACCACTCGCCATTGCCGGCCAGCATCATCTGCTTGGCCTGCTCGTAGATGTCGTGCAGGTGGTTGTAGCCGCGCGGCGTGCCGATCCAGAGCGCGCAGCCGAGGCGATCGGACAGCGCCGGGCGCACTACCTCCGCGAAGATCCGCGGGCGCATGTCGGCGTACTCGTCGAAGATGACATCGTCGAGGTACAGGCCGCGCAGCCCGTCTGGGTTGTCGGCGCCCAGCAGGTAGATCTTGATGGTGTCCTTGCCGCGCGAGATGTCGACGCGCAGCTCCGTCTCCCAAAAGCGCACGCCAGGGATCACCTCGGTGTAGCGCTTGAGGTACTCCCACGCGATGCGCTTGGCCTGGCCATAGGTCGGCGCGATGTAGGCGCCCTGCGGGTTGGGGTGCTTACACTCGAACAGCCGCTTCACCAGGTTGTTGATGGCGAACACCGTTTTGCCGAACCGGCGATGGCAGATCACGACGGAGAACCGCCGCAGCTCGCCATGCAGCTGCGCCTGCAGCGGGCGCGGCGTGTAGGGGATGACGACCTGGCGGGCTTTGGCAGGGGCGCGGGCCATCAGAACCGCCTCCGGCGCCGCATCATGCCGTAGGACGCACCGCGCTGCGGGGTGATCGCCGCTAGCGTCGCGTCAGCCAGCATTTGCGTCAGCACGCCGATCGCCTGGATCTGTCCTGCCGCGCTGACTGTCAGAGCGTTGAGCGTCGCCGACAGAATACCTGCCGCAGGCACGCCCCCAGCGGCCGACAGAGACGCAGCGCCCAGCGTCTGCGCCAGCGTAGCGACAACAGCTGCCGCGCCGGAAAGCCAGCCGCTGTTGTTGCCGCCATCCACGCTGTTCGCGCCAGCGTTCCACGTCGCGCCGCCCGTCGCTGTGCTGTTGCTGATCGACAGATAGTCGGCGCTGACGGTGCCGCTTGTTTTAGACAGCGTGTGGGACGCGGCGGTCGCGCTACCAATGGTAACAAGATTTCCGGCGGTCCCGTTGATGTTCCAGTTGGTGAGCGTCGTCGTGGTGCCTGCCGTAAACAAGAAGCTCGTCGGCTGCACGCTGTTGGCCAGGGTGGTGAACGTGTTGTCGCCCGTGATGGTCAAGGCGCCCGCACCGCCATTGTTCAGCGTGCAGTTGAACGTCGAGCCCCCGCCTACGAACGTCTTGGCGCCCGCAGCCGTCATGTTGATCGTGCCGGTGCCCGTGCCCGCCGTCGTGGTAAAGCCAGTCGGCGCAGCGTTGTTAAACGCGGTCGCGCTGGCGGCAGGGCAAGTCAGCGTACCGCCGTTGAACGTTAGGTTTTTGGTCCCGGAGGTGGTGAAGTAGGAACCGCTAGTGCCAACGGTCAGGTTGAAGCCGTTGAGATCAAGGGTGCCGTTGAAGTGCGTGAGCGTGCGCGTGGAGCCCATCGTCAGGGCGTCTAGAAGCCGGAAAGTTCCGCCAGCACCATTAACAGCTACGGGAAAATCAAACGTTTTGCCGTTGGTTGTGATGGTGCGCGGCGTTCCGCTGGTAGACGCGAACGTGGTGGTGACGCCGCCGACCGCAAGCGTCATGCCCGATGAAATGGTTAGGTCGCCAAAGATGGTGCGCGTGCCACCAATTAGAGTTCCGCTAAAGCCGGTAAAGTTAACACTCCGCGCAGAACCTAGTAGCTGCAACGAGTAGGTGCCCGCCAAAAAGTTAACGTTGATCGAATTGGCTTCGTCGGGCGTGCCAAACCCAACAGAAATTGCAGCGGACCCGGCGCTGGTGACGTTGACAACGGGGGTTCCGGTTATGGAAAGTCCTGTTGCTGTGGTGCTAGTCCAAACTCCGCCTGCACCGGTAACTGTAATGTTGCCGGTGCCAAAAGCTATGGATCGGGTATTACTGTTGCTGCTAGAAAAAGCATTGCTTGTGAAAGTGAGGCTGTTGAGGTCAAGCGCGCCTCGCGTCAGAGTAAAAGTACTAGAAAATGTTGTGGCGTCTAAAAGGCGGAAGGTGCCACCAACGCTATTTAAGGTAGCTGCAAAGGTGATGGTCTTGCCTGCGCTGGTAAAATCCATCGTTCCGCGACCGAAGAACGTCTGCGCCGATGTCCCGCTTAGGGTAGCGCCGGAACCTAAAGCGTAAGAGCCATAGCGACTTGCAGCGGCGTTGTGGTCTAGCGTGATGCCGGTAGTCCGCGTTGACGCATCAAGCGACCCAATGTTGAAAATAGATCCGAGCGAAAGCGTCCCGGTCAGCGCCGTGCTGTTATCGATGACGGCGGTGTCTTGGGCCAACGGAAAATTGGTGTCCGCTCCCGTGCCGCCAGAGCCTGTTGCCCAAGAGTTAACACCGGCCCAAGTGGTGTCGGTGCCAACCCGGTAGACGGTCTTGGCCGCAGGGAAGGTGATGCCGGAATTGCCGCCGCAATCGCCAGCGCGTGTTGGAGCTGCTCCGGCTGCTGCGCCCGCCAGCGTGATATCGCGAAAGTCGCAATCAGCAGCAGAAATTGCGGCTGCGGTGATGGTCCGGGCTACGCCAAGCGTGTCCGAGATAACAAAACCGCGAGCAGATGCGGAAGATCCTGCACAGGTAAATGTGCCGTTGACAGTTTGATTGTTTATTAGACTAAGCGTTGAAAGTCCCGTTACATTGGCAGTCAAAGATAGACTATTAAAAACATTGGTTCCCGCTATACCGCGTACACCCGCACCGCCGCCCGTAGTAAAAGAAACATTATGAAAAGTTTGGGAGCCGCCGTTAAAAGTAACAGCGGTACCAGTGATATTAATTTGAGATGTGCCTGCGTTAAACGTAAGATTTGTTGAGTTTGCAAAATTTAATGTGCCACTTAAAGTTAATGTAGACGCGCCCAAATTTATAGTTCTAACGCCTGTAGTGGACGAATTTAAAGTACCTGCTGTGATAGAAAAACTGGAGGTCGTAAAAGTGCCTTGAGTTACTGTTAGTGTGCGAAGGCCGATGTTCAAGGCATCGCCCAGCGTAATGGTTATACCTGCGGCGTTGACGGTGACGCCGCTGAAGGTTTTGCCCGCCGTCGTAAGCGTGCCCGACGCGATAAACGTCATCGTGCCGGTGTGGGTGTAGGTCATCCCCGCAGCAAGCGTGACGCTGCCTGCTATCGTGATGTCGGCGGTGCCCGCGATGGTGCCTGTAAACCCGGTGCAGTTGATGCTGCGAGCGTTCGTGTTTCCGGCCGCAATCGTGCATGTGCCGGTGGACAGGTTCGTGAAGAACACGTCGTCGACAATCGTAGGCACAGACGCTCCACCAGCGCCACCAGACGTGGTTGCCCACTTAGTTCCTGCCGTGCCGTCCCAGTTGGCGGTGCCTCCGACCCAGTAGCGGTCAGCCATCCGCAGCGGGCTCCTCAACTGGCGGCGCTTCGACGACGGCCAACCAGTTGTCCAGCCGCTGCTGCTTCATCACCTCGATTTCAGCGTCGGTCAGGCCGTGGTCGTCAGGCAGGTACAGCGCGTCTCGGTAGGTGCCGTACTTGGTGGCGAACTCAAAAACGATCTGGATGGTCATCGCGCCGCCTTCACGATATCGACGAGGCGCCAGGGCGGTTCACCAACAGCAAACTCACGTGGGCGCCGCCAGCAACTCGTCGGCGCGCGCCTCACCCACTACGCTCACAAAGAACGGCCTCACCTCATCCACGAGAACGGTGCCGCCCTCGGCATCCTGCCACAACAGCCGCTCGCGGAGCGGCAGCGTCGGCAGCGTCGCCTCGAGCAGCGCCAGCTCCGCGTCGGTGGCGCGGCGGTAGATTTGCGTCTTGGCGATGGCGCGCAATGGCGCCGGCGGCGGCATGAACGGCGTGGGCGTGGTAGCGGCGAACATGGCCGCCCAGTTGTCAGGCGTGTCGGCGACAGAAAGCAGGACGGCGCCGGCTTCTGCCGTCTGCGCGACTGCAGCCGTCTTCTCCTCGTTGGCGAAAGCAGCGGAAAGGATTGTGAGGATCACGCTGTGATCTCCTCAAGCACAAGCGTGGATCGCATCACGCCGCCATAGATCCGACTGCTGCTGTTGCCGTTTATATACAGAGTTCCGCCAGCTCCACCGACGCGAACAGTGTATGTCTGAGACGAAACACTAGCCGGTGAGTCTTCAAACTCAAGAACAGCCGTTTGGGCTATTTGGGCACCTGCGGCATAAAAGTTCGCGTTTGTCGCGGCAATTGCATCCGCACCCGCGTTACGGAACAGACAGACTGCACCCTGGCGGTTGGCGCTGTCCTGGATCAGACCTCGTACAACCACGCGGGCTCGGATTCTGTTCGCCGTGCTTTTGGGTGTTATCGAAGCGGACAAAATCTGCGTCCCCTCTGAACTCTGGGGGATTGTGTCATCGAGAGGGATTTGCGCTGTCAGGGTCGCGTATGTCGCATACTCATCGTAAGCACGGCCCAAAATTGTGGGAGGGGTCGCCGCCAGGCTGCCGCCCGTAAGCGACAGGCCCGTGCCGACCGTGATCTCCTCGACCGCACCGCTGCTCGCCGTGGTGCGGCCCAGCAGGCGCGCCGTGTTCATCGTCAGGCCAGACGAGCCGACCGCGCCGGACACCGCCAAGCCAGCGCGGATCTGCGACGCCGTCGCCTTGCGCGACGTGCCGCCCTGGTTCGCCTCAAACTCGTCCGTCCCAGCAACCGATCCCGCCGCCGGCAGCTGGCTGATCTTCACCGTCATGGCTTAGGCGTTCCCGTCCGTCAGCGTGAACGACGTAACCGTCACCGCCTGGCCCGACGTGATCGACGTGCTGTTCAGCGTCATGTCGCCGCCGCCGCCCGTCGCTGTGATCGTGCCCTGGATGTGCGCCGTCGTGCCGTCCGACGCATACACGCGGAAATGCCCCGCCGTGCCCGTCGCATCCGCCGACGTGTCCGACCAGGTGCCCGACAACTCCTTGCTGCCGCTCGACGCCGCGGCCATCCAATCACTCGGCAGGTTCAGCGTCGCCAACACCGTGCCGCTATCGGCCGTCGCCACACTCGTCGGCACCGTGCCAGAGCGGATCCGCAGCACCGCCGACGCCCCGACCGCCGTCTCGATCGCATCCAGGCGCGCATTGCGCACCGTCACGCTGAACTGCACCGTCATGGTCAGGCCCCCAGACGTGCGCGCAGACGCTCCAGCTCCTCACGCACCACCGCCGCACGCCGCTCGGCATCCTCGGCCGCCTTCAGCGCCTCCGCGGCACGCGCCTCGTTGTGCGCAATCGTCCGCTCGGCCACCTCAACAGCCGCCGTCACCCGCGCCCGCTGCTCCTCCACCAGGCGGTCAGCACGCAGACGCGCCTCTTCGAGGCGCTCACGCCCCGACGCCTCGACGTCCACCAGCTGCGCATCAACCTCGGCACGCTTCGCCGCTAGGCGCTGCTCCGCCTTCGCCGCCTCGGCCTTCGCCTTCACCGCCGCATCGCGCGCAGCATCCGCCGCACGCTCCAGCTCGCCACGCACCGCCTCGGCATTCACCGCCGCGACCAGCACATCCTGCAGCTGCTGGAACGCACGGTAGTGCTGCACCATCCGCTCCGCCGCAGCCGCCGCCGCCGCGAAGCTCAACACCTGCTCGGGCGCGTCCTTCTTGGCCATCAGCGCGTCTCCTTCAGCAGCATGCTGACCACCAGCGACGTGTCCCCATCGCCCGCCGTCACCCGCGGACGAACCGACACCACCAGCTCCATGATCTGCTCGATCTTTGCCGCCGTGACCGTCAGAGCATTGCCCTGCGGGTCGTTCAGCACCGCCCAGTTGACGCCGTCGATCGTGCCTTCCAGCACCAGCGTCCCACCAGACCCGAACACACCCACCACCTGCAGCGCTCGATCAGCTAGCGGCGGCGCCTCATACGAGGCCCCGTCGTCGCCATTCAGCAAACCCGACCAAGTCACCAGCACCGTGCCGTCCGGCCGGCGCACCGCGCTGTACTGCCTCGTCGGCATGCCTCGAACTCCGCAGAATACCGCCGCAGAGGGCACGCATCAGACGCCCGCCAGCAACCTGTCGCGGGCCTGTCGCGGCTGGAGAGCTCGGCCGCGCGCGAAAGGTGCCGGCGCGGCGAGAGGCCTAGAGCCGGTGCAGCAGCTCCGCGCCGCCCACAGCCACCACCAGCAGCACCAGCAGGCACGCCGGGACCGACACCAGCACCGGCAGCCAGCGGGGCAGCGGCGGGACGTAGAGCGCCAGGCGGCGCCGCAGCCGCGCCTCAACCACAACCGCCAACACCAACGCCGCCAGCGTCAGTAGGAACATCAGCAGCGGCGGGTTGCCCAGGTCACCGTCCATGCCGCCAGCATGACGCACAGAGCCCAAAGCCGAAAGCCGGCCGCGCGCGAGAGGTGCCGGCGGCGCGGGAGGTCGGGAGCCGGGAGGCCCGGCGTGCGCGAGGTGCGCGTCGGGAGGGGATGGGCCAACGCAGAGGGCGGGGAGGGGTCGGCGGGGGTGCCCGGCCGCCGCCGATCGTATGCGATCAGACGGTATGCCGCCCCGGCCGAGGGCGCCGCCGCCCTGCCTGGCAGGCGTGAAGCAGGGCGGCGGCACCGCCGGCCGGCGCCCCTGCGATCGGGGGAAGCGGGGCGACCTCTGGCCGGCGTTCAATCAGCATACGTTCGTATGGTGCGTGAACGCAGCCTGGCGCCAGCCTGCCGCGTCAGCCGCCGGCCTCGGCCTTGCCCTCGATAACCAGCTGCGGCGCCTGCGTCTCCCCACCCAGCGCCAGGCCGCCAGGTGCCCAGGTGATGGTGACCGGCCCTGACGCGCCGCCGGTGACGTTCACCTGCAGCTGCTGGCTGCGCTGGTGCAGCTCGAGGGTCTTCAGCGCGATGTCGGCCACCACCCTGGCGCAGTAGGCGGCGTCCTTGTCCCCGGCGTCCTGCGCGCGGTCCAGCGCCTCGTCGATGCGGGAGCGATAGGCAGCCTCGCGAGCGCGCGCAAACGCGGCCCTAAATATCTCATCTGCCTCGTACCAGTTCCACATCGTCGCCAGCGACACGCCGACCTGTCCGCAGGCGCGGCGGAAGGTGGTGCCTTCCTTCAGCAGCTCGAGCAGCTGCTCCTTCTCGCCGTTCTGGTCTTTGCGCGGTCGGCCGGGGCCACGCTTCACCGGCGTCGTGCTGACGACTGTCGGTGCTGGCTTGGCGGCTGCGGGCTTGGCTGGCTTCGCTGCTGGCTTGGCGGCTCGTCGCCTGGTGCCGGAGCGCATCGTGCTGGCCACGGCATCGAGCTCGGCCTGTGAGATCTCGCCGTGATGGGCGATGGCGGCCAGCTTCTGACGCAGCTGCTTCCGGGCGGCGGTGCCCTTGGGTACGGCCATGACCTCTACCTCACCCCCTTCTGCTCAAACGCTCGGGGCATGTCATGCCTGTCGTCTGCACAAATGCACAAACCCCTAAAGGGTGTTTGTGCAAATGTGCAGAACCCGACAGCCTTATGACAGCCTGATGCCAGTAATCTGCACATCCGCACAAACGCTGTGTTTTTTCACGTTTGTGCATTTGTGCAGGCTTTACGCCCCCTCGCGACAGGCTCCCGGCAGTACTGGCCGGCTCTGCGCTCTCGTCTCTCTGGCTGGCTGCACATCTGCACAAACGTGTCGGGAATGCGTTTGTGCAGGCTGCCGCGGTGCCGGCCTGCACTTTCCGACGCCGTCAGCTCTCGCGCTCTGGGGCTGTCGACCTGGCGGTGGCGCGCTCTGCCTCTTGCCTCTCGAGCTCGCGGTCGATCGCGTCGCGGATCCAGGCGGCCATGCGACGTGCGCCGACCAGCTGGTCGATGCGACGCAGCTGGTCGTCTGTCAGGCGGACCTTGGTCGGCTTCACGCCGAGGGGTGGGCGTCCCATGCGGTGCGCCTTAGCTGTGCTGAGCGAGTCCATGGAAGCTCCGAGTAAAGGGCGCCTTTTATTGACGCAGTAAGAGGGGACGTTTACGCCTCACAGGGCCGACGCTGGTCGGGTGTGAGGAGGGCGTGATGGCGCGATGGTGTGGGCCACCGGGTGATGAGCGTGCCGAGGTGACGCGGCGGCTGGAGGGGCTGCTGGCGTACCTGACCAGCTTGGAGCGCTGGGTCGCTGTGTTGCGGGAGATCCCGCTCGACGACGCGGCGGCGCGGGCGCTGGCGGCCAGGCAGCAGGCCGAGGCGCGGGACGCCTGCTTCCTGCTGCGCCAGGCCATCGCGCGGCTGGAGGAGGAGCGCGACGCGGGGCCGGGGGCTGGCCAGTAGGCGGCGACGCCTGCCAGGCGCCTGCCGACGCGCCGCACGATATACGCAGGGCGCGCATATTTTTCGCTTGCACAATATGCGCGGAGTGCGTATATACCCGCTCAGCCGAGGCAATCGCCCGGCGGATCGAGGAGATAGCCCGGTGCCTTACACCATCGCCCAAGCCGCCACCCTGATCGCGGACTTCGACCCTGCGCTGGCGCGCCACTACGTCGCCAGCCCCTTTCACCGCCGCACCATTGCCGAGGTCTTCGAGCAGCAGATCCTGCCGATCGTTGGCTTCGAGCTGGCCGCCCGCATCGCGGCGGTGCTGCTGATGGCGCATGAGGTCGACATGGCCCGCCTCTCGAACGACAGCGTGGAGGGCTGAGCCATGACCCAGTACAAGCTCGCCAACCGCGCGAAGATCACCCTGTCGGTCGACGACGGCCGCCTGGTCATGCAGGGCCCGAGCGGCCAGCACAGCGTGCTGGTGCGCTACGCCGTCGAGGGGCATGACGACCTCGATCGCGCTTGCGTCCACCTGGCCGGCTTCCTGCACACCAACGGCGCCACCCACGCCGAGGTGTCCCGGATCCTCGCGCGCTTCATCAACGACCCGAGCCTGGCCAAGCTCGACATCCGCGACGGCACGCGGATCAAGGCGACGCGGATCGGCGTCGAGAGCGTGCTGCGCTCGCTGGCCATGCACGGCGGCCGGGTCGTGGGCGTTGCCACCAGCGCGGGGCCCGGCTTGCCGCGCTCTGGCTACACCCGCGGCTGCTACGTCGGCCAGCTGGTCGCCTGGCACGTCGGCGTGCCCGCCCCGGTGTTGATGTGAAGGGGGAGGGCTGACACCATGACCACCACCTTCCGCATTGTCGACACCAAGCTCAACAAGGCGGGCACGCCGTTCCGCCTGATGGAGCGCAATGGCCGGTTTGCAGTTTTCAAACTGTCGAAGAACTATTGCGGGCAGGTCGCTGGCGGAATCGCCGCCGCTTGGCGGTACGTCGTGCTGGACGTGACAGAAGCCGAGGCTAGGCAGGTGTTCGCCCGTCGCATCAAAGGAACGGCCAAATGACCCCCACCCGCCTCCGCGAATGCCTCGCCTTGCTGCGCTGGTCGCAGCGGGGCCTTGCTGATGCGCTCGGCCGGCCCGAGGGCACGGTGCGGCAATGGGCCCGCGGTTCCGTTCGCATCCCTGACGACGTCGCGTCCTGGCTTGAGAAGGCAGGCCGCTGGCACGGGAAGAACCCGCCGCCAGCGCGCCAGCAGCCGGAGGCGTAGCGCCGCCTGCGGCCGGGGCTGCCATCACGCCACCCACAGCCCCGCCTTCTGCAGCATCAGCCGGCCCAGCTTGGTGACGGTCAGCTCGACCTCGCGCCGGTCGGTCTTGCTGGTCGTCCGCGTGATCAGCCCGAGCTCGACCAGCTTGTCGTTGGCCCGCGTGACGACGGGCTTCGCCAGGTCGAGGGTCGCCGCCAGCTGCCGCACGCTGTTGCCGGGGTGCGCGGCGATCATCAGCAGCACGGCGATCTGCCGGCAGGTCATGTTGGCGTCGATCGCCGCCATCTCGGTGAACGGCGTGGCGGCGGCCGGCAGGCTCAGGGTTTCGGTGGTCTGCATGGTTCGCTCCTGTGTGAGGCTCGGGGTCAAAACGGGATCTCGTCGTCGATCGGCGCGGCCGTGACGGGGCGCGGCCGCAGCTGCACCACCTCGGCGCCGGGGAATGCTTGCTTGATGTCGCCCACGGCATGCGCCGGTGAGACGCGGTGCAGCACCCGGCCGATCTCCTCGACCGTCCAGACCTGCACGTTGCGGCGGCCGTCGCGGACGCAGGCGCGCTGATGGGCGTGCTGTTCGGGCAGGGTCTGCACCACCGCCAGGATCATGCCGTCGGCCATGGGTGCCTCCCAGGCGGTGACCTCGAGCGGCTTGTGGCCGGCGGCTTCGGCCTCGCGGATCAGGGCGGCGTAGCCGCGGATCGTGGCGGCGCAGGCCTGTTCGATGCGGGCCTCATCACCTGACTGGATGGCCTCGTCGAGCTTGTCCTGCTGCCGCTGCCACCTGGCGCGCTGCTCGGGGCTGATCAGCAGCGGCAGGCGGTCGACGCCCCAGATGCGCTCGGCCTCGGCGGCGACGCGGTCGAGCTCCTGCACCCAGGGTGCGTTAGCCGGCCGGGCGGCGCCGTAGGCGATGGGCATGCGTTTGCGCATGGGTCAGCCTCCCCTGTAGCTGAGCCCGTCGGCGCCGACGGGTGTGGTCTGCTGCATGCGGGCCAGCGCGTCGGCCGCCGTCTCGAGGGTGGCCGCCTCGGAGGGGCAGCCCATGCTGCGCAGCTTGTGGGCCATGCCCTGCAGCAGCAGGCGCGCCTGGCCGCGTGCGGCGGCGTAGCCGTCCCGCCAGGCGGCGGCCTCGTCGATGGTCATGTCATGCATGGGCGGCCTCGAGGATGGCGATGGCGCGCGCCAGGCTGTCGGCCTCGGCGCGGTAGCGGGCGATGCGGGCGGTCACGCTGCGCCGTTCGCTGGCGCTGTAGCGCTGCCGCAGGCTGGCGAGGTTGCGCTCCCAGCTGTCGGCCGCGTCGGCCAACAGCTGCAGCTCGAGGCGCAGCACGCGCAGCGCGGGGCTGTCCTGGCTGGGGCGCGTCATGCGGCGAGCTCGTCGCGGAGGGCGGCGGCGATCTTGACGGCCTGGGGCAGGGGCCAGCCGAAATACTCGTGCAGCGCGCGGGCGCCGGCCTTGCCACCGCGCATCATGGCGCGGGCCTCGGCCAGGTCGTCGTCGTCGAGGCCGGCGAGGACGTCGCGCGGATCCGCGTCGCGGGGCGTGGGGATCTTGCTGGTCCTGCCTGGCGGCTTGGGGGCGGCCGGCGGCGGGGCGGGCGGCGGGGCAGGGGGCTGCGGCTTGCTCTCGACCAGGGCGATGGCGCGGCCGGTCTGCGGCACGCGGGCCCAGCTCGGCAGGTCGAGGGTCAGCGCGCCGTCCTCGATCGCATAGGGGCAGGGCTCGGCGCTGCGCGGCGGGGACGTCACGTCGGGCAGCGGCACCTCGACGACGCCGACCGCATTGTGCCGGTGGATGGCGCGCTGGTGCAGCGCCGGCGTGCCGGGCTCGGCCAGGCGGATGCGCAGCTGGTTGGCGGGGCGGTTGCGCTCGACGACGCAGCGCGTGCCCGGCGCATCGAGGCCGAGCTGGCGCAGCGTGGCGTTCGACAGGCTGACCACCAGCACCGGGTTTTTCCGGCGCGCCGAGCAGCGCCAGGCCGCGCTGACGCCGGTGCGGGTGCCGGTGCCGACCATGCGCTCGAGGGGTTCCCACATGTCAGCGCTTCCTCGGATGGGTCAGGTATCGGAACAGCAGGGTCATGGCGCGGTCGTCGTCGCGGCGCTGGGCGGTGGTCGCGATGCCCGCCTCGACCATGCGGCGGGCGTCCGCGATGGTGACCGGCGCGCCGGGCAGCTCGAGCCAGGTGTCCCAGGGGCTGCGGTTGGGGTAGCGCCGGGCGATCGCCACCCAGCCGCTGGGCTTTTCGTTGTCGCTCATGTCGTCCACCAGAAAGCGCGGGCCGGATCGCCGCCCGTCGGGTCGAGGTTGAGGCAGGCCACCAGGCTGCGCTCCTTCTCCTGGAGTGCTTTGAGCGCGCGGCTGAAGGTCTGGGCGGCCCGGCCTTCAAGGTGCGGGTAGACCGCCGCGCGCCAGACGCTCTCGCGCACCACCCGCCGCACGGTGGGCGGGGCGTTGCTGGAGGCCGGCGGATCTTCGGCGGCGTCGCTGGCGAGCAGCAGCTTCAGCTCGTCGAGGACCAGCTTCTGCTGCTTGCCGAGGCCCTTCGTGCGGTCGGCTGCCTTGGGCGCCGGCGCGTCGGCCTCGATGGCGACGCAGCTGGTGACGATCGTGCCGCGCCGGTCGTAGCCGAGATCGACCACCGCCAGGTTGAAGCGCCACTCGCCGCTGCAGTCGAGCTCGCGCTGCTTGGTCGGCTTGGCCAGCGCCGGGCTGTCGCGATCGGGCCGCGTCACCTCGATCTCGGTGTCGGTGGCGGCGCGCAGCAGGGAGTGACCGCGGGCGCCGCGCGCCTGGTCCTTGCCGGAGTGGTGGATGATCATGACATGCGCGCCGGTGGCGGCGCGGATCAGGTCGATGTGCCGCACCAGCGCGCCCATGTCCTCGCTGGCGTTCTCGTTGCCACCGGCCAGAGCCCGACTCAGCGTGTCGATCACGATCAGGCGCACCGGCACGTTCAGCTGCGCGGCGGCGGCCTTGATGGTGGCGACCAGCGCCTGCGCGTCGGCGTCGCTGCTCAGCAGGTCGATCGGGGTGGTGGCGATGGCCAGCGGCAGGCTGGCGCCGCGCAGATCATGGTAGTGCAGCCAGGCGACGACGCGGTTGCGGATGCCGGCGGTGCCTTCGAGCGCCAGGTAGATGACGCCGCCCTGCTCCACCTCCCGCCCGCGCCAGGTTTTCCCCGCCGCGACATGCAGCGCCAGGTCGACGGCAAAGAACGTCTTGCCGGTGTTGCTGTCGCCGTAGGTGACGGACATGCCGCCGTCGGTCAGCACGCCCTCGACGAAGTCATGCGCCTCGAGGGCGGGGCGGATGTCGACCAGCCAGGTCAGCGGGATCGGCGTGCTGACCGGCTGGGTCTGGATGGCGCGCGCGGCCTGCTGCAGCTCGGCCAGGGTGCCGCCGGCGTCGAGCCAGTCGGAGACGTCGCCCTTCGGGGGCAGGTTGGGCAGGCGCAGGATGTGGGCCGAGCTGGCGACGCCGGTCAGCGCCGCCGCGACGCGGGCGACATGGCGGGCGCCGGCCTCGTCATTGTCCTGCAGGATGACGCAGCGGCGGCCGGCCAGGTGCGGGGTGAGGGGGGCGTGCCAGTTGCCGGCGCCGCCATGGTTGCAGGTCGCGACCAGGCCGAGCGCGGCCAGCCGATCGGCGTCTTTCTCGCCCTCGCAGATCCAGATGGTGGCGTCGGCCGGCGCGGCGAGCAGCTCGGGCAGGCGGTAGGGCAGGGGCGTCTCGGTGCCCAGGCCCCAGGCGGTGCCGCGCCGGATCCGAAAAGTCTTGCCGGCGTGCGGATCCTCGAGGCGCACCACCTCGTAGCGGATGACGCCGTCGGCGTCGGCGTAGGGGTAGGTGGTGACCTGGCGCAGGCTGACCGGCGGCGGGGCGGCGGGCGCCTCGCGGGTCACGATGCCGGCGACGCGGCGCAGCGCTTCCTTGGCGGTGACGTGCAGCGCGTGGCTGACCAGCGTGAAGCCGTCGCCGGCCAGCGGCTCGCCGCCGCCCTGGCCGCAGATGAACGAGCCCTCGCCGTCCTTATCGTCGAAGCGGAACCGATCGAGGCCGCCGCAGCCGGGGCAGGGGCCGTGCTTGCGCGACGTGTCCGGCACGCTGATGCCCAAGGACGGCAGGATCTCGGCCCGCCAGCGGCCGCGCGCGGCGGTGCGCGCTTCCTCGAAGGAAGGCAGGCCGGAGGGGGTGATGCCCAGCATGGTGCCCGTTGTGGGATGGAGGGAAAGGCCCGCCGGCCGACACGCGGCCGGCGGGCGGGTGGGTCAGTACTCGTCGTCAGACGCCGCGGGCGGGGAGGCACGCTGCGGCGTCGGGGCGGGCTTGGCGGGCGGCGGCGCGGCAGCGCCGTCGTCCAGCTCGGACGGACGGTCGACCCACTTGGCGAGGGTGAAGCGCGGCACGCGGGTGTTGCCCTTGCCGACCTTCACCGGATCCGAGCCTTCGTATTTCACCACCGGCACCTGGCCGGGGTGGTTGCCCTTCTGCTCCCAGATCTGCGTGAAGATCTTGTCGAAGCCCATGCAGGGGCCGGTGCCGGTGCTGCTCCACTCCGCGACGCCCAGCGTCTTGCCGCAGAGCTTGATCGAAAAGCCGCGCTTGTGGTCGGGGGAGGGCTGCGGGCCGCGGACGCCGAGGCGATCGTCCCAGCTCCACTCGGGGGCCTGGCCCTCGGCCATGCGGCCCCAGCCGGTGCGGACGCTGTCGATGTCCATAATGATCTGCGACAGCTGGATCTCGTCGCCGCCCTTCATCCAGGCGTTTGCGGAGGGCAGGAAGCGGACGTAATTGCCGCCGCCGTCGGACCCGAGTCCGAGGATGCTCATGCTGCAGTACCTTCTGCGGGGTTCACGGCGATGGCCTCGCCGCGGGGCACGTCTGGCAGCAGGCCCGCGAGGCGGAGCAGCTGCAGCCAGGTCGTCTGGTTCAGCACAACGAGGAGATCCTGGCGGTCGGCGCGCAGGACCAGCAGGTCGGCGTTGTCGTGGGCGAGCCAGGTGTAGAGCTCGCGGAAGCCGTCGGCGCGGCGCTTGCATTCGACGGTCCAGGGGCCGAGGCGGAGGTCGCCGGCGAAGGATCCTTTCGCGGCGCCGGAGAGCGGGATGCGCTCGGCGGCGAGGCCGAGGTCGCGGTGGAAGGTGACCACCTCGCGCTCGAAGGCGGCGCCCTTGCGGCGGGATTTCATGCCCATGG